AGATCCACAACTCGACCTTATCAATGTCTTGATAGAGGTTGCCATCTTCAAATGCTGCCAATGCGTACAGGCGTAGCTGGTCATTGTCAGCGTCAACATATCCACGACCAGTTTTCAAATCTGCAATGATGAGTTTGCGTTTCTGTTTACTGACTCCAATTACGTCAGTTGTACCGCCTACCTTGGCTTTGTAAGTGTCTTGGTATTGCAGGAACTTCTCGACTGTCACGCTACCTTTACCAAGTTCATCTTCCATAGCCCAAATAGCTTTCAGATGCTCAAGAGCCATCTCACAGTTTTCCTCAGTCATGGTGATACCTTCCACGACTGTACCAATTGACTTCATTGGGTCAGAGTCAAGTTGGTAGCAAGTCTCTGCCAAGGCATGAATGGCAGTCCCGATCTTTGCCGCTTCTCCACCCTCGACATAGGGCATCAGTGCTGAGAGTCTGGCAGAGGCGGGACAGGCAATCCATCGGGATGCCGCTGATGCTCGTAGGCTTAGTTGTTTGATTGCCATGATGCTCTTTCAATGTGATGGTTTTCAATAAGGAGTTGATAGGCGAGTTGCCTTGTTTCATTTGAGACTGCATGACCCAAGTCTTCAGGGTCTAGCAGACGCTTGATGAAGACTACAGTCTGTTGATTCTGTCTACGTTCTTGTTCAAGCTGTGAGCCAAGCCAAACGATATGTTCACGCAAGGTTTGCCGTTCTTTGTCATCCATGATTAGTCTCCGCAAAAGCAAGCAATAGATTCTTCATTGGGGTCGAACATATCTTTTTGTTCAGCCGCAAATTGAATCATGGATTTATAGGATGGTCTGTCGGAACGAAATACCGCACCGCTTGGCTTGCTTGCCAGTGCCAGTGCCTCCATTCGCGCCCACCATATACCACGTTCTGGTTTTTCTGCAATTAGAGATAACACTTGAGAACCGCCTTTTAGGAAACATAAATCACAGTTGCCGTGATAAGTCACGCCGTTGATGTTTGGCAGTTCAAGATCAAAGGATTGGTTTCTCCAAAACTCACCGACTGTTTCTTTGGTTACACCAGCAGTTACAAGTGGCATCCTTGATTTATCGGCAATCTTGGCGGCTCTACGTTGCTCATCAGCCCTCATACCAATCCAATCCATTGTTTCGTTATGGTCATCCCATCCAGTAGATTTCAAATATTTGTGGATACTGCGAATCTTCAATTCAGAAGTACAGAACCTTGTCACAGGATTAGGCAAGTATTGACGCTTGCGTATCAACGCCTCAAATGGTTCTCCATTCCTGCTGGCAGTTTCGTAATTGACAACAGCAAATGCAGGGTCTGCATCCCGATACTCAACCCAAGTTATTGGCACATTCCAGTTGACAGAGCAATCATTAACGAACTTCAAGGTTGCTTCCTCCTCTTTGCCCGTATTTGCAAAAATAACCCTTGCGTGGGGGGGGGGTATTCCATTATTAGCGTCAAGAATACGCCACAACATATACGCAGAAGTCCTACCGCCTGAGAAGCTGATACAGGTAGGTTCTTTGATTTCAAATGGGTTAGCCATGTCTCAACCCCCAACAAGCAATGAGTGCTGCATCAGCACGACCATCGTCTTTCTTGCGCTTGAAGTAGTCCACGTTATAGGGGAACAACTCCATAGCCCTTGCTCTAGCGCCATCCTTACCACCTGTAACGCCCATAGCTTTCTGCCAAACTTGTGGAGTCACGAGAGTGGACTTGATTGATCTAGCCGCTATAACGCCTTCTATAGCCCCAAGAGAGCGCCCAAAGGAGAACACGCTTGTTACCCCTTGCCCTGCCATTGCAAACACCTTCTCGATGTACGCTTCTTCAGGCTTAAACAGATCAAGGATAGCAATGAGTTCGGGGATGCTGATCTGCCTCTTGGCTTTGCCATTGCGATCTAAGGTGACTGTTGGCATATCGACTACACCTGTGAGAGTCTCGCCTTGCATCATCGCAATAGCCCCATTCAAGCCAACGTCAATGCCAATGATTCTGCGTGGTGTAAAGACTGTAGTGGTCATTCTGTACCCCCATTTAAGGCTGTAATACGCTGCTGAATAAGGGAATCTACCGATTCTTCTAGCCGTTGTATTGAAGTCACGAGTGGTATGGTTCTACCAGTTGCATAGCGACTAACTTGAGAGGGGTCAAAGCCAGCATGACGGGCAACATCGGTGATGGTGTAGCCAGCTTTCTCAGCCTTTTCCCTAATGTTTTCAATGGTTTGCATGGTTGGAGTGTTCATAGCCAAGGATTCTAGGGAACATTGGATTAATAAGTCAAGTGCTATCTGATTAAATACCCTAGTGAAGTGTGTGGGATTAAATAGGTAGGGGTTGACTTAGTAGTCCAACTCTATATGATTGGCAACATCAACAACGCAACAGGAGATATTAGATGACAAACACAACTAAACAAATTCGTGGCAACTGCCAATGCTGTGGTCGCCAACAAGCTGTTGTCAATGGCTTGATGTCCAAGCATGGCTACACAGTTAAAGATGGTTGGTTTTCTGGTGTTTGCTCTGGTCGTAATTACACCCCTATCCAAGTTAGCCGCACTACAACAGACAAAATCATTGCTGACATCAGTGCAGAAATTCCTGAATTGATTGCCAAGGCAGAAAAAGTAAAGTCTGGTGAAGTTACCCCTAAAACAATCAAATTGCGTTTTAACAAAGGTGAAATTCCTTTTGAACAAGGTGACCGCCGCCAACAATCTGATGCCAAAACTAGCTTGGAATGGGCTTATCGCAATCGCGCAAGAGCAGGGCAAGAATTTGTTAAAACAATGATTGAAGTTGCTGACAAATTTCATGGTCAACAATTAGTTGAAGTAACCAAGTAAACCCAACGGGGCGCAAGCCCCATCTTTCAACCTTAAAGGAGAATTGAAAATGAATGCAAATCAAAGCAAAGCCTACTTAGCAAGAATTGACGCATTTGCAATAACCCGCAATGCGGTTGCTCATGCAGAAAATTGTTTAGAGTCATGTAGCGGATGGGATGTTGAAAGCCTTGGCTACAACATTGAATGCAATTTCCCTGAAATTGATTCTGACAAGTGCGATGCAATAGCTGCAGCAGTAATGCGTAAAGCATCATTCAACCACAACGCACCCTACAACGCTGAGTTCTTAGGCGCACAACCCGCTCGTGCTGGTCAAGACTATTAAGGAGCAAACCTCATGAAAGAAACAATCCCCGACATTCTCGCCGCCGTTGCTATTGGCATCGGTCTAGCTGTTCTCTTGGCATCTTGGTGGTCAACGTGACCGACCTTCAAGACTTTTGCCAAGAGCATCGCTCTATGGATGAGTTGGTAGAGGCTGGCTACAAGCCTACCAACGTCTACAACGCCGTTAAACGCAAGGAGTTGACCAATACCAAGGCTACAGACGATTGGGGGCGCAAGCTGCATGGTAAGGGCTTGTTCCTGTCCACAGTCACCATTGCGCCAGCTAACTTCACCGCCTTGCAGTCAGCATGGAATCAATCACAACCCCAAGGAGAAACAGCATGAGCATCGCATCAGAAATCACAGAATTGATAAACCGCATAGCGCCAGCTAAAGGCATTGTCGGCGGCTTTATGAGCCGCAACGAGATCATTCAACTCATTGACAAGGTCGCCAATGATGCAGTTGCTATCGGCTGGACTCATGCGGAGACTATGACTAGGAAACGTCTTGAGAAGAAAATTGACCTGATGGAACAAGAAATGACCATCATCAAAGACCAGATGAAGTCCCTTGAACTCGACTTGCTGGCGGCTGAGAGCAAATGAATACCCTCATCAAGTTTGTCATTGCCGCTGCCTGTGCAGTTGCTTTGATGTACTTTGATTCGTTAGATAACAAACCAAAGGAGAGAGCAAATGTGGGAAACAATCATCTGGGTAGCCGTAATGGGGATTTCAGGGTTCGTATTGGGAATCTGCGTTTGCATAGGATTTGTGTTGTACCTACTAAACAAGGTAGCAGACGAGTGAAGTGTCCAGTTTGCGAGTGGACTAGAACACCTGACAACAGATATATGTGCAAGAAGATTGAACGAGTCATTCTTGCAACTCAAATAAAGAAAAGGAAAAAGTATGGGATGGAGAGAATTGACTATCAAGTACGTTAAGGATTTACTCAGAGCCAAGACCCCTTTGGAAGTAGCCGAAAAGGAACTTATTGAGGCACAACATTTAAAGATGCAGGGCGAGAGTGCTGTTGAATACGCTCAATCAATTGTCGGGTACAACGAGAAACGCATCCACAGGCTAAACAACATCATTGCTGACTTAAAGGGTGAATACTATGACAGATGAAGATGAGTCATTCAACGAAATTGAGAAGCAGAGTATGTGGCGCAAACGTGCCGTACAAGCTGCCATATCCAAAAACCCATACCGCAATCAAGTCATTGAAGAAGTAGCCAAAGAAGTAGAAAAGCTAACTGGCTTTGGGAAAGACACGATTGATGGCTTGACTATTTACATCAGGAACATGAAATCATGAAAGAGAAGACAGAGCAGGGTAGAGCCATCACGTTGAGGCTCACCCAATCAGAGTTTGCCGAGTATCAGAGATTAGGCGGCATCAAGTTTTTGAGGATTTTCCTGCAAGCGAGTGCAGGGATTCAAAAGGAGATGAAGAAGTGAATAAACCTAAGAATGTATTTGATTGGAAAGATGGCACTCCCTCAATTTGGACAAGAGACAAGGAGATGCGCCAGATAGCACAAGGTAGGGCATGGGGTCAGGCTGCACAAGCTAAAATTGGACTTGAGTCAAAGCAACAAATTACTATCTACTCACGGGCTAAACTTAGTAAATGATTCGTAAGATAAGAACCTTCTACGGGCGGCAGAATGGTCAACGTGGAAACAGGGTAACCACTGTAGATCATGGCGTAGCATGGTTATGCGAGAAGTGTGGTGAGGTTATTCTTTTTGAACACCTCACCCCCAAACACTTCTGTAGGCGGCTAATTAAGCCTGTAAGCCTTGAAGATACTGAGTCTTCCCCGCAACCTTAACGGCGGTGAGTTCTTGCTTGATTAGTTTCTCTGGGTTATAGCTGCAATGTATCCACCCTGAATTAGGTTGACCTTGGACATAAAATTCAAGGATTAATTGACTGTACGTTAGATTATCCATAATCCATTGTGCTACTTCAGGGTTTGGAAGACCATCAATTTCAAAGTCAACTGCTTGACCCTTGCAATGATCTGAGGTCTTAGACCCACCAACAGCGGGGCTTGAATTTAATTCTGCACAACGAAAGCCAGATGAAATCTTGACAGGCTTACCAAAGTGGTCACGCACTGGTTGCAGGATGTTTTCGCATAACAAACGCAATGACTCTATTTGTTCTTCATTGGGCGTATTGTCAATGTCTAGACGGGTTGCAGTCTCAGACTTGGTGAGTTCATTCAAGGTAAAGTTTGCAGAGAGGTTCATTTCATGTTCCTTAAGGTTTCGTAGGTTTGGATGCAGAGGTTGAGTTTTCTGATTGCGGAGTCTCCATCACTGGCGATCTGGAGAAGATCGGTAGCGACATTAGTCGATCCACTAGA